GGTCATCCGCGCGGCGATCGCCGCGGCACGGTCCTGAAGACGCTTGAGGTTGCTCGCCATGATTGGCCTGCTCCTTGTGAAGCCGGCCAATCGCGGTGATGCGGCGGCCGGCGGGTGGTTTGCCCGCAAGCGCGCCGCGAATTGAATCCTCAAGTCGCTCGCACTGCTCCCTGCGAAATCCTTCGCAGGGCGTATATCTTGATTTGTAGGGTACGGACTACTTGCCGTGCAAGTGAGTCGACAGCAGCGCGCTCTTCAGCGCCGCCGCCTTGCCGACGTAGTCGATGCTTCTATCGGACGCTTGCATCTGCTTGACCTTGCGCGACGCCCAGTTCTTGGCAGGCGTTCCGCCCCAAAGGAGCCACGCAACAAAGCCGGGCTTCTCCTTCCCAGGCGCGTCCCACCCCGGCGACTTGCTTGCCGACTCGTGCCGCGCGAACCACGCATTCATCTCGCGAACCCAGTCTGGATTCATCTCCTCGCGGCGGGCGAGGCGGTTAGCGCGGGCGACAGTCTCCGGCTTCAGGCCGTCGCCGCTCTTGCCTTCCTCGTGGAGACGAAGGCCGCGCTTCGCAGCCGCCGCCATGCCGGCCGTAGGCTTCAGCGACACGGCCCGCTCGTCAGGCATATCGTCGATGAACGCCGGCACTTCGCCCATGATGCCACTTGCGGAGACGAGTTCGCTCATCTTCTTTGCGACGTACTCGTCTGACTCCTCCCAGTAGCCGTCGCCGTGCTCGTACTTCTTGATGAGCACGGCGGGGTCGTCGGCGGTGGCTTCGATCGGCTCTGCGGAATACTCGCCCAACTTGCCCTCTTCCATGATGTGCTCGATGCGGCCAACGCCGCCATCCCAGGCGACGAAGTCTCCTGGCGAGTACATCACCGGAGCCGCCCGGTTTTCCGCAGCAGTCTCCACAGAATCTTCGACCACAGGGCTATCCGCTCGCTGCTCATCGGCAGGCTCCTCGGCCTTGGTGTTCTCGGCGAGCGCCATCTCCATCGCCCGCTTGCTGACGTAGGTTTCCGTTGCGAGGTAGGCCGGCGTGTCCACCGGGCCAGCGTCGCCGAGGAACGAAAACTTCTTGATCCGGCGGATCATTCGGCCGTTGGCGTCGCGCGTCCACGACTCGTCCGCGGGGCGCGAACGGAACGCGAAGCTTGATCCGCGAACATCGCCACGTTCGATCAATTCGACGACGTCCGCAGCCGACCGCGGCGGGTCGATCTCGTACCGCAGCCCGCGCTCGTCGACCATCAGCCGCATCGTGCCGCTGGTGGTGCGGCCGATGACGCGCTCGTGGTTGTATTTGCCGAAGACGTCGGGGTTCGACCGCATGACGTCGTCGAAGGCGCCGCGTTCCACGATCTCGACAAAGCCACCCAAGTCCTGCGACTCGGATTCAAAGACGGCTGCATAGCCGCGAATGACCGTGCGGCCATTGTCGTCCTGCTTGACAACCAGACCAGGCACTTCGCCGATCAGGCGTCGCTCAAGTTCGCACGATCCGTCCATGTCTTCGTCGCCTCCTCATACGGCCTGCCGGAGCGGTGGCACTCCAGCAGGAGATTCCTCGTCTCTTCCATCCACGAAAGCACGAACGCCTCGATGTCGCGGCCTGTGGCCTGTGCGGCGTCCATGAGTTCCGTCTTCATCCGCTGCTCGTGGGCCTCGAGCCACGCCTGCAACTTCGCTGGCTTGTTGCGACGCTCGAGAATCCCGTCGGCCTCGACGGCCGCCAGGCGTCGCAGCGTCGTGCGGAAGAGCACCTCGGCCGCGGAGCGGTCGCTGGTGGCGGCATCGGCTGGCGTCGGCCCGTCGTTGCCGTCCTCCGCGGCCTGCTCGTCGGCGTCGTCGTCCATGCTGTCGTCGCCGGAGGCGTCGGTGGCGGGGGCGTCAGGCGCGGCCTGCGCCCCTGTCGGGTTGCCGACCGTAAAGGCGTCCAGGAGTTGCATATTCACCTGGACGAACCGCTTGTTGCCGAGGCCGTCTGGCAGGGGGTTGTAGCCGATCTGGCCGCGAATCTCGTCGACCGACAGGCATCCCATGTTGAACATCTCGCGGAGGAACTGCGAGCGGGCCTGGTAGTCGCCGGCCATGAGAGCCGACAGGTCGAACTCCACGAAGAAGTTCTTGTCGTCCGCAATCAGGTCGCGCCGGACGGCAAACTGCCACCGGCGGCAGTGCGGGATCAGCGAGAACGTCGCGAAGTCGATGGCCGACTGCTCGACGGTGTTGTAGCGGACGTTGGACAAGTCCCCCAGAAGATGAAGCGGCACGCGGTAGTGCCGGGCGACCTCTTCGACCTGGTAGCGCCGAGTCTGGATGAGTTGGTTGTGCTCGTTGTTGACCGGGTCGTTTTTCTTGTGGAAGCCGAACGGCATGACGACCGTGGAGAACGCCTTCAGCGGGCCGCGATGGGCCTCGTCCCACTGCTGCCTGAATCGCTGGAGAGCCTCGGGCTTGTGTGGCTGATCGGTCTCGATGTACGTCCCCGTCTGGGCGTTGTTCCCGAAGAACGCGCTCGAGTGCAGTTCCGTCGCCCTGGCGAGGGCGATGGCGTCCTTGGCGAGGGTCGTCGGGACGTACCCGGTCACGCCGTCACTCGAGAGCCAGCGGAGGTGGAAAATCTGATCCTGCCGATACTTCTTCGGCTCGGCCTGCATCGGCTCGGTGTACTGGTACTGAAGCCGGCCGTTCTCGAGCCGGACGATCTTCATCCTGCTGGCGTGGAGCGGGATTAGCTGGTCGACGGCGCCGCGCCGGCCAGGCTTGATGAGGCAGAACGCATTGCCCCAGAGGAGCAACTGGCTCATCATCCACTCCCGCCACTCGAACGACGTCATCCAATCGTTCGGCTGGTAGGCGAGCACTTCCTGGAGCGGCTGATCCTCCGCGATCTCCTTGCCGCCACCCGGCAGGCGCCGGTAGAGGTTGAACGGCATCGACGCGATAGATTCCGACAGCACCCGCACGCAGGCGAGGACGGCGCTGCACGCCAGGCTGCTCTCTGGGCTGACTGCGACGCCGGCCGTCGTCCGGTTGTTTTCGACGATTTCCTCGAAGACGCGGGAGAGGCTGGATCGCATCTCCAGGAGGTCGCCAACGCTCTCGTCGTCGAAGTCTGGCATCGTTTAGAACACCACCAGTTGCGGGTCTTCCTCGGGGCCGTGCGTCTCGCTGCTGGCGATGCCCAAGGCCATGATCAAAGCGACGGCGGCGTCGATCCTTGCGGTCGCATGAGAGTGCTGTTTTGTAGGCTTGACGTTCCCGGCGTCGTCGACGCGGCACTGCATATTGGTCAGGTGGAGTGCGATCGCCTTGTTGTCGCCGAGTCGGAGCCGGCCTCCCAGCGCCAGCGCCTCGAGCAACTTCGTCGGCGCCGAGAGGCTGGCGTAGCCCTGTCCGTAGGGCTTGACGTCAATCCCTTCAGCGACCAACTGGGTCGTGATATGCGTAGCATTCCATCGATCGATAGCCACGGCGCGGACTGCGTTCTTCTCGCAAAACGAGAGGACGTAGTTCCGAACAGCGTCAAAATCGACAAGATTGCCTTCTGTAAGTGTAACGAATCCGTCCTTGGCCCATTGCCGATACGGCGCTTCCGGCTTATCGGCGTTGTCCTCGGGGATGAAGAGATGCGCGTGAACGTCGACAGATCCGTCATCGTCTTGCCAGACGGCGACGAACGCCGTGGTGTCGGTGTTGCTCGACAAGTCCAGGCCGCAGTAGGCGATGCGGTCGCCGACGGGCCTGGTCGGCACGAGGCACTTGTCGATGGTGCCGCTGCGGAAATAGCGGTTTGCCCCGTTTGACACCCACTGGTTCAGGTATAGCGTCCTGAACTTGATCTCCTGGACGACGCTCTCGCGGGCGAGCGACGCCTCGCGTTCCATGAACTCTTTCCGCACCGTCGTTCCATAGTTCGGCATGGCGACGCGCCAGGTGGCCTCGTCGAACGGGTCGGCGTCGTCGGGGGCGGCGAAGATGCACGGCAGGAACGTCGGGTCGTCGATCAGGCCGTCCCTGACCTTCAAGGCCCGCTGCCACTCGTCATAGCAGGGGCCGACGCGATCCATGCCGGCCGTCGTCACATAGATGACCAGCGGCTCGGCTCGCGCGCCCATACCACTTTCCAGCACATCGACCAGATCCCGGCTGGTTTGCACATGGTATTCGTCCACCACCACCAGGCTCGGGTTGTACCCGTGTTTGCCCTTGTGCTCGGAGGAAAGGAACTGGATCGTGCTCTGTTTGTGCGGGATGACGATGGAGTTCTTGTATATCTTGCACCGCTTGAGCAGGCCGGGGCAGGATTCGATGTACCTCGAGCACGCCGTAAACAGGAGGCTCGCCTGCTTCCGATCGCCGGCGGCGATCAGAATCTGGCCGCCCGCCTCGCCGAAGAAACCCTCGTAGGCGCCGATGACGGCGCACATGGCTGTCTTGCCCATCTTTCGCGGCAAGGCCAGGAGGCTCCGCTGGTACTGCCGCCGGCCGTCCGGCCGCTTCGTGTTAAAGAGGCGGTCGAGGTACTCGTCCTGCCACTGGGCCGGGATGAACGGCTGGCCGGTGAACGGGGACTCTGTGTGCTTGAGCAGCCGCGCGAACTCGCGGATGTCAACCCGTCGCTGCGTCGTTGTCAAAGAGGGCGTCCACGGGGTCGTTGACCACCTTCACCGCGCCGTACCCGAGGCGGGTGCGGTCAGCCGGGGTAAGCCCCAGGACGGTTTCCAACTGCCGTAGCTGCTCGTGGCAATGGTTGCTCTGGGCCTGCCACTTCGTCGGCCGGCAGAACCGCAGTGAGCCGTCGGGGGCGAGAACTTCTCGCCAGCATTCGCCGGTCTTGGCGAGTTGCTGCTCGGCCTCTTGCCACTTGTCCCAGGTGATCGCGTAACGGGCGATAACCTGGGTGTCAGAGTTACATAACGTCCCCATCTGCTGCGTAAACTCGCAGACCAGACGAAACATCGCCTTCGCCGAGGGCCGCAGCCACTCCGGCGGCTCGGGCAGAGCGGTGGCCGGAGTGCCGAGTTCTTCCCGGTACTTCGTCTGTTTCGACCCTCTCATCGAGAGGATGTGTTTCGGCGTTGGCGCCGGACCTCTGACCATGACACCAGCGTAGGCTCTCGAGCGCCGCCGCCGCAAAGGAGTCCAGGAAACGTCGAAAATCGCGGCGAATAGCCGTGATTTTCGTGATTCGCGATTCGCGAAAATGGCTAGCCAGCAAATAGGTCATACTTCGGCGAATACGCCCCTCTAGGGACAAGCGGTCTGCTGTTCGAACCCCCCTGGTGGGTGGCCCCCCCTCCCCATGGGGGGATCGTTTTATCCCCTAGTTTCCCGCGGCGGATTGCGCGCCGCGGCGCCGCGGGCCTTGAATCGTAGGGCATCGGCGCCGCTGTCTCGAATACTAGGTGTCCAGTCGGCGCCGAGTTAACTTTTCCGCGGCCGGTTGCCGATGGTAGTGTTGACACTCACAAGGACTGATGTATTCTTGTGGGCATGAGGCCGACGTTCGGCCGATTCAAACCCGAGGGAAAAAACGATGAAAGCTGCAACGAAGACGACGGCCCGCATTCCTAAGAACCCGGCCGCGATCGATTGGAATTCTCGAGTCTCGTCGATTCTCTCGTCGAATTCGAAAATAGAAAAAACCCCGGCCGGAGTGCCGATTATCAATTCCGGCATTTCACTGGCACCGTCGAAGCGTTCCGGCGTTCGGAACGTTTGTCCCTCCGCCACGGCGGCCTGTATTGCGGCCTGTGTTTTATGGTGGGCGGGCCGGACGGTTACGGCCGTCGTCCGCGGCGCCGCGATCGCCCGCACTATGCTTCTACACTTCTCGCCGGCCGTTTTTCATGCTCGACTCGATCGCGAGATTGCATTGCAGGAAGCCGCTGCGGACGAGGCCGGCGCCCGGTCGTTTTGCCGGCCGAATGCGGCTTCCGATGAAGACTACGGGCCGGCGATTGCGGCCCGTCATCCGCGGACGACTTTCTACGATTATTCGAAGGTCCGGCAACGGGTCCGCGATTATCTCGCGGGCAAGCTGCCCGCGAATTACCATGTTTCATATTCGGTTCACGAGCATTCGGAATTCCGCGACGTTGCCGAATTCTTGCGGGCCGGCGGAAACGTCGTCGTCGTCGTCGATTCTTACTACTGGGGGCCGTCGAAGAGGTACGGTACCCTGCCCGAGTCTGTTACGTTTCGCGGGCCGTCTGGGGATGAGATTACCGTTCCGGCTGTTGACGGCGACGTCGCCGATCCGAGGACGCCGGAATTCGACGGCCGCGGGAATGCCGTCGTCCTTCGGCTGAAATCACAATCTAACCGGGTAAAGGCAGCGGCGCGGAAATCAGGCTTTGCTCGTTGGTTCGAATTCGGCGGGAAAGAATTTTCCGCCCGGTTTGAAATGCCGGCGCCGCGGGGAGTTCTGGTCGTCGAATTGAAGTAGGAAGCCGGCCGCGATCGATCGGCAACGGCCCGCGGGAATGAAACCCCGCGGGCCGTTGCATGCGCGAACGTCGGGCGAAACTATGAAAACGACCAGCCGCTCCTGCGGCCCGCCGGGGCCGTCGCCGATCTCGACCAGCACAGGAGATCGACCAGCCGCTCCTGCGGCCCGCCGGGGCCGTCGCCGATCTCGACCAGCACAGGAGATCGACCAGCC